ACACAGTCACACTGTTTATCACTCTATTCCTGGTGGAGAGACGTGGATTAAAGAGAGTAGTGGTGACCGATACTTACAAGATTTTAAAACTGGTAGTGGAAGAGTTACAAGATGGTATCCCACCACGGGAACTGTTTACACTCACAAGCATGGACTGTTAAGACAACCAAACGATGATAATACGGTTGCAACATATGATGTCTTTGACTACCTTGGTGGTGCTGGTGGTAATGGTACTATCAAAGACCCAACGGTATCAGAATCTGATCAATATTATCTTGCATCTGGTGCTCAAGGTGCAGGATCATATGAATTCCAAACATATATTCCAGACCCAGAATTTTTAAGATTCCAAAGTAATTCTGTTATTGGTGGCAGAAACGTTGTTACTGGTGGCACCCCAATTTATGACTACTCACAGACATGGACATTCGGAACTCCTGGTGGTCCATATTATATCAACCTAGGTAACGTTGAAGGATCTCCATCTGTTCTCACTTATGATGTTATTGGTGGTGGCGGATCTGGTGCTGCTGGAACTATTCAAGGAAACAATGGAACTAATAGTAGTCTGAAGATTGGTGATGGCAGTGCTATCAATCTTGTCGCTGGTGGTGGAAACAGAGGAAACGGATCAAATGGTCTGCAGGGTGGTTTAGGTGGCAATGGTGGATCTACATCATCAACAGGTTCTGAAGGAACTGGTGGTGCTGGTGGTCTTGATGGTTATGATGGTGGTAATGGTGTATCTGGAAACGGATTCCCAGAAGCAGATTATCCTAACAATCCAAACAATGGTGGTCTACAAGGATTCCTTGGTGGTAGTGTAGACGGAACTCTTTATGGTGATGGTAGTGCTGGTGTCAACGTATTCGTTGGTGGACAAAGTGGATCAATAGATTCAACACTAGAAAGTAATGGTAGTTTTTCTCTTGCTGGTGTAACTAATCCAACCTCTGCTGCATTCTATGTCCATGGAGCAAAAGGTGGTGGTGCTCGTGGTGGATGGTCTGGAGCACAGGGTGCGAGAGTATATGCAGAAATAAGATCCGATCAATTAGACGATTTCACTGGTAATACATGGTCAGTTCAGATTGGTTATGCTGGTGGTGATGGTAACTCCAGCAACAGTCCTCCATCTGGTGGATCTGCATCTCACTCTGGTAGTGGTGGTACTGGTGGTGAAGGACATAACGATGCTGATGGTGGTGCAGGTGGTGCAGCAACACTGCTACTGAGAGGATCTCAGATCGTTATTGGTGCAGGTGGCGGCGGTGGTGCTGGTGCTACTGGTTATGATAATGGTGCTGGTACAAATGGTTGTGGAGCACCAGTTGGTCTACAAGGAACGACATCAGCACTTGGTGCTGGTGGCGGTGGTACAGGTGGTCGTTATGGTTGCGTCGGCGGTGGCGGCGGCGGAGGTGGAGGCGGTTGTGCTGTCAACGGTCTGACCTTTGGTGGTTCTGGTAACGGTGGTGGTTCCTCTGGTCCTGGTGGCGGTCCTGCTGGTGATGGTGGTCACGGTGGTGGTGGTTGTGGAAACTCTGGTGTAAGTTCTTACAGAACAGATTATTTCACAAACGGATCATTGTCTTCCTCTGGTAGAACAGATGGCAAAGTTAGAATGGTTGTTGAATATAACAATGACTATTGGACTCCTGGTGGAGGCGGCGGTGGTGGTGGTGCTGCTTGGCAAGGAAACGTAAACTGGGCAGATCTTAATAGTCCATCAACAGCAGAAATCTATGTTGGTGCTGGTGGTTCTGGTGTATCTGCATCTGGTTCTTCCAGTGGTTCTACTGCTAATGGATCAAATGGTTATGTCAAGGTTGGTCTTGGTTCAATCGTTGGATATGAAGGTGGTAACACTACTGTTTCTATTGGTGATATTGTAGAGAGAGGATCTGCTACTGCAGATGACTGGGATATTGATATCTTTAGCTCTGGTGCAGGAACTGGAACTGCTGGTAACTTTAAACTACCAACAACACAAGTTCCTGATGTTTTAATTGTTGGTGGTGGTGGATCGGGTGCTACTGCAACAGCAGTGTTGACATCTAACGGCACAGTTGGTGCAATTAATTTAACTTCTGGTGGTAGTGGATATACTGAGCAACCATATGTTTATGTTGTTAATGGTGCTGGTGGCGAGACAATTGCTACTGCCACAATTGATGCTGCTGCTGGAACAGTTGATGGTATCATCCTGGCAAACAACTCTTCTCAGAGATACACCAAGTATCTAAAATTTGGTGGATTGAACAATCAAACGTCTAAGACTAGATTTGCTGAGATTGTTCCAGTTGACACATCAAATGTAAACTACGTTTCTATCAAGGCATGTAGAGGCAATGGTGTGAACGGTGGTGATACTCCAGAAGAAGTTGTTCGTATGTACTATCAATTAGAAGGATCAACAACCTGGAACTTGCTTGATACTATTATCAACCCAAATGCTACTAGAACAGACCCTCTAATTGGTGATGTTCCTGCTGTCTCGCAGGCATGGGATGGTGCGTCTGGTGATACTAAGTGGTATACATATACAGTTGCACTTCCAGCAACAGCAAAACAAAATAATACTAAAATTAAAATTGAGCAACCACGTGCTAACGTAAGTGGTGCAAATGATAATGACCTTGAATCAGATCATTATGGTATTGCAGAAATTATCTACTGGAAAGAGAAGGTAACAGAACTAGTATTCGTTCCTAGTGCGGGTGCTATTTCCAAACCAGCAATTGATTCGCTGCAATATACTGTACAAGGTGAGACTGGACCATCAATTACATATAGTTCTGGTGTTGGTGCAACTGATGCAAGACTTACATTGAAGTCAACTACTAAGGTAGAACCAGTTGCTTCTCTGGACCCAGACTTTGATATTCCATTGATTCACACATACAGACTCTGTAAGTACCTAATCAAAGCATTCTAAATATACTTGGAGACTAATATTAGATAGTATGTCAACCTTTAATTCAGCTGATATGCCTGTGTTACAGGTGCAACTTGATGTAGTTCAGCAAGAGATCAGTTACAACGGAACGATCAAAGTTATTCCAGAAACTTACTGGAATGATGAACTAGTCCCTTTCCTCTATCCTCTATGGGATAGTGATAAGGATAAACTCATCATGTTTAACTGGTACACTAACAATACATTCTATGCTAAGCGTAGAAAGTATAAGAAAAATTTCTCCACAGGAGAATATCAGTGGGTTGACTATGAGATGGAGCAGGTTGCTGTATCTGAAGCAGAAGCACTTAAGGATAAACTAATTGAAGGTTTCTATCTAATTGATTCAATTGAGAACGCTGAGTTCCAACAGGAACTAGCAAGAATGTATCAGAAGCAGAAAGCAGTGTCTCCATTCTCTCTGCGTCTTGCTAGAAACTTCCTGCTATCAGAAACTGACTGGGCAATTGGTGTAGATAGTCCACTAGATGATGCTGGAAAGCAAATGTATATCCTGTATAGATCTAAGTTGAGAGATCTAACAGATACAACTGAGTTCTCAACTAACCCAGAAGGAACTAAGTTCCCTATCTCTCCTGATTTTTATACAAAAGTATTTTCTGTTGACAACCCAGACATTGAGTATTTGTCAACTGATGAGCAGTTCTTGCCTATCGGTAGACATTATCTGAAACTATTCAGAGATAAGATTGCAAACTATCTTGTCATGAAGTCCTTGACTGAGAACAATTACTTCAGTGTTCTTCTCCTAGAGTATGAGAAAGCAACCAATCCAGTACCAGCAATGGATGAAGAAGAACTCACACAAGAGGAAAGAGATCAAAGAAAAGTATGGTTGGATGAACTCATTGCACACCTACAATCACAAATTGATGAGCAAAGCGGAGGTGCAGAATGATTATTCAAGGAAACGAGTTACAACTGTATGATCTAATTGCATCATATGCACAGAGATATCAATGCTGTCTAGTTTATTTTGATCTCACGGATTACAATAGACTACCACAAGCAACTAAAGATACTGTTGCTGCATGGTATGAGGACTTCATTGATGATTATGCTCTTGACATCATTAAACAAGGAACTTTCAACACAATCAGATTTGAAGACGAGACTGTAGCATCTCTTAACGCTGGGTCTTGGTTCCCACGTGAGTCTCAGTGTCCAGACTCAGATCACTTCTTCAAAGCATATGTGGTTGACGCATATGGAGATATTATCTGGCAGAACTATTGACACGAGGTTGACGGGTGTGCTAGTGTAACAGGACACCAGTAGGGCACCATGCTTGAATTTTGTTATGAACTCCCTTATGAGGACCTTGACTTCACAGACGC